CGCCCTCTTCGGCGTCCATTTCGGCGTCAGCCATTTCTTCACCGGCTTCTTCTTCTGCCTCTACTTCGACAGCAACACCTGTCTCTTCTTCGATGGCAGCAGCAATGGCGTCAACAAGGGCTTCTACCTTGTCTTCCATGGCAGCTTCTGGCTCTTCACCTTCTTCTTCCATCATGGGCTCGCCACCCATTTCTTCCATCTTGTCGCCATGCTCGGCTTCGGTCATGGCGTCTGCATCGGCACCGGCTTCACCAGCGTCGTCATGCATTTCTTCTTCTAGTTTCTCGCCGCGCTCTTCGTCCATCTTCTCGCCACGCTTCTCACCTTCGGTGAGGACTTCGGCATCAGTGGAAACGTAGCCACGCCAGGATTCAAGAAGAACCTTCATGTCTTTGTTATCTCTTTTCATAATATTAACTCTCCTTATGGGAAAATAACCAAAATAAATAGTTTTCTAAAAATCTAAATCCTCTTCTATCAGTGAAAACTCAACGTCAGCCACGTTCTCAAGCTTGCGGAGCACATCAAGCCACCGCACCAACTCTTCTTGGTCATCAACTGAGACCTGAACATTGTGTGGGTCTTCACTGTTTTCTACTTTGTATTGAACGTTGTATCGCATTTCCACCTCCAGTAATAACTATGAAGAAAGGAGCTTTTTTTCTAGTTTTTTAATAGCTTTGTCCTCTATCTGCTTCACTCTGACATAAGAAACGCCCAATCTTTTGGCACATTCTCTCAGCGTCATTTTGCCGTTCTTCTTTACAGCAACAAGCACACAGTTGTCGTCTTCTGAATAATCTATCCATTGACGGCACTCTTTGTTTTGGCATATCTCGCCTATTTTGTCTTTGCATCTACTCATAAGTCTGGGTTTGCCTCCTCGATTCTATCAAAAATGTTTTCAATGTCATCTTCATCTAGGTCGTAAAAATCTTTGTAGTCTTCTTTCTGTAAGTTTTTTATTCTTTGCTTCGCGTCATTCTTTGCTGTGCCTCTCAACTCTTCAACAAGTCGAATAGCCCATTTATTTTTCTCCACATAAGCTTTCACCATGTGGCGAACGAAAGCTGCTTGGCTAACACTATCTTCCCCACAAGCTACGCGAAAAGCTTCGTGAAGTTCTTTCTCTAAAAAGAAAGTTAGTCTAGTCTCTCCCGGTTTTCCTTTTGCCATTTTACTTCCTTAAAATGTGGGCTGTGCTTTCTACTTGGCTTGCACCAGTTTGCTTTACCCACTGTGCCTTTGCTTGTAGTTCTCCAAGGTTTCTACAACCTGAGTATGATAACCCAGAACGCATACCTTTGTCAAGGTTATGGAGCACATTCCATAGCGCACCCTTGTATGGCACAGAAGAAGAAATACCTTCCAAAGAACTTACTTTGCCACGCCAAGCGTTTTGTGCTGCGGCAGAAGCCATACCACGGTATTCTTTTCTTAGTTGCCCATCAGGTGTGCTAAATACTCGACCAGGGGCTTCGTCTGTTCCTGCAAGGAGTGACCCCAACATAACAGCATCAGCGCCAGCAGCAAGAGCCTTAACAATATCACCCGAAGTTTTAATGCCGCCATCTGCAATGATTTTTGCATTTCGGTCTGATTTGGCGCATTGGAGTATTGTTTCAAGCCCTGGAAGACCGTGCCCCGTTTGTACTCTTGTAGTACAAATGCTGCCACCTCCAATATTACATCTAATGCTATTAGCACCCCAATCAGCCAAATCATTGAAGCCCTCCAAGGTTGCCACATTGCCAGCCATAATATGGAAGTCGTCTGGCAAGTTGTTGCGTAAAGTTTCCAAGGCTTCCTTCATAAGAATGCTATGACCGTGGGCAACATCAACACAAATAAAATCTACACCGACACCAAAGAGGGACTGTGCTCTCTCCAAAAAGTCTCCGGTGACACCAACTGCTGCACCGACTACTGTATCATCGTTAGAAGTAATCAGTGACTCTACAATAGCTACCTGCTCTTCAACAGAGTTATAACGGTGAATAACCGCTGTGCCACCAAACGAAGACATAACTGCTGCTGTATCTGCCTCAGTAACTGTGTCCATCGGTGAAGCAATAACTGGAAAGTCTAAGCTTAGTTTATTTCCCAAGTCTGTGTGAAGTGATACCTCCGCACGACTGCGAATGTCAGAGTATTGTGGAACTAATAAAACATCATCATAAGTTAAAACTTCTTTCATTTATTCTCCTAAAAGTTTTTTATTGCCTCGGCAAGATATTCTGTCGTGTACCAAGTTGTTTGATGTGGTTCGGCTGGTTCTTCTAGAATGCTGAACTTGCCTTCGCTAACCAAAGCAATACTTGGAACACCATCAACATAGTCCTCAAAAACGCTAGAGTCGTCAGTTTGTGTGTCGATGTACCGCATGTCTAAGTCTTTATTCATTCTTTGCAGGTACTCCAACACAGGCTCAAGGGCTTGGCAATAGTGGCAGTAAGGGCTCTTGAATACTACAAAAATCTTTTTGCCTTCCTCCATGTCCTCGATAACTTCAAGGGCTGTCGTTTGTTTCATTTTCTTTCTCCTGACAGTCTGGACAAACAAGTGCTACCTTACGGTGTTCCTCATTGACAGCAACTCGCCACGTCATGTGGTCTTCCCTGCTTGTTTTGTCAAAAGGTTTGTCGCAGACATTACACTCTGTTGGCAGAAGTTTGAATAGACCAACTTGCTTGACCATATCCTTCTTCATCTTTTTAATGTTTTTGTTTGCCTTCTTTCTTTTTACTTTTCTGGATAAGTTATTACTCATGCAATCATCTTCCAGCCGTACTTCATAGAACGGGTTGAAAAGCCCCACTGCTCGGAATAGTCGAGCTTTGCCATGTAGGGGCGGTTGACGTGGATAATGTCTGTCTTAGGGTCAACACCCCAGACCTTAATGGTAGAAGACTTGGAAGTATCGTCAATGGCACGAACAATATAAAAGTCTTTACCTCTCCGAGTCTTCTTCTTGATAACCTCACGCGGGATGAACCACGCTGCTCCCAAGTCCCTATCGAACTCACCCAAAGGTGGGATGCAATAGTGTGCGAGTTGGTCTGTGACTTGCTGAGACATAACAAGGTGGAACGGGAAGATACCTGCCAACTCAACGAGGTAGGCAATCTTCTCGGTCTTTGAGAAGTCTCCCTCTGGCTCGTAGGTCTCAATGTTCTCCAAGAACTTCTTTTTATTCTTTGGTCTATCGACTGCAACCGCAGACCAGAAGTGTTTGAGCCCTGAGAAGCGCTCGTCCATTAGAGAGTTCAGAGCCTGTGTGCGGCAAAGAACATCGAGAGCCTTTTTGTTGAGCTTGGAATAAACAATGTCCTCGTTGAACAAAAGCTCTTCGGGAGTGTGAAACGGACGGTGCGCCATAATCTGGTCAACCGCTTTGTCGCCTAGACCCTTGATAGAAGTGAGAGGCTGAATGAGGCTCTTGCCATCTTCGCCTATCTCCCAGACTCGACCCGATAGGTTAATGTCGGGGTTCTCTACTCCAAGTCCAAGGCTTCGCACAATGTTGATAGCCCGTTCCTTTCGTCCTTCTGGCTCTTTGTCGAGGAAGGCAGCAGCCCACTCAACAGGGTAGTAGTTAAGAAGATGGGCGCACTGATAACTAAGAATGCTGTAGCTAACAGCGTGGGACTTATTAAAACCATACCCTGAGAAGTATTCAAAGGTTTGCCAAAGTTCTCTAGCGCTTGCTTCTGCGATGCCTTTCTCAGTGCATCCTGCAATGAACTTCTTGTGGATGGCGTCTTTCTTTTCATGTCCTTTGCCTGTTCCTTTCTTAGTTAGTAGCTTGCGAAGCATGTTGCCTTCGTCAAGTGATAGGTCTTTGCCTAGCTTGTGTGCGAGCAAAGCAATCTGCTCTTGGAAGATAAGGAAACCATAAGTTTCTTTTGTTACTTCCTCGACAAGTGGGTGAAGATACTTGATGTTGTGCGGGTTCTCTTTCGCGTCAACGTATTGTTCATGGACGTTAGCCGAGAGAGGACCGGGACGATAGATAGAAGTAATAGCCGAAATATCAATGATAGACCTTGGTTTTGCACGCTTGCAGAAGTTCTGTGCGCCCTTCTCTGTGAACTGGAACACACCAGCCCACTTGCCCTCGTGAAAAATGTTTTCGTAAATGGCTTGGTCGTTCAAGTCCATTTTGTCTGGGCTTAGGTGTTCGTCATACCACTTCTTAACGTCAGCAAACGTAGGGTTCTCAACCCCATGGTGCCTGCGAAGAATATGGCTGATAGCACCTTCAACCATACGGAGGCTTGCGAGTCCAAGAATATCAAATTTAATAAAGCCAAGAGGCTCAAGGTGTCTAACATTTTGTCCTTCAGACCAAGGTGTTTGTTGAACTCCACCAGAGTTAATTAGTGGCATGTAATTATTCAGACCGTCAGCAATAACCACACCACCAGCATGACGAGAGATAGATCGAACTTGCCCATGTAATTGGTCAATGTGGTGAGCAATGTGTGGATATTTTGTAAGGAATTGTTTAAGTGATTCACTGTATTCTTTAACCTCTTCAAAAGTTGGAGCATAAACACCAGCAGTGATGCCGTGAGCTTTCTTGGCGATAGGGGTCGCTTCATTAAGCATTGCCGATGTTACAAGATTAACTTCACTAAAA